CGCTCTCTTCATCCGTCAGCATGCGCCCGAGCTGAAGGATCTTGTTTACCACCCGACCTTCGAAGAACGCCTTCGAACGACCGTTGAGCAGACGGAGAAGGTGAGTGTGCGTCTTGATCACGATCGCGAGATCGTTGGTCTTGTTGGTGAAGTAGGCAACGTCCCAGCGTCGATCGTGATGCATCTCGCACTTCATGGTGACTAGTGGCTCGTCACCAGGTAGCCGAGAATGAACGCGGGGCTTTTCGGGTCTGGAGGGAGAACCATCTTGCCGCCGAGTTTCCCGGACCCTTTGGACTGGACGCGAAGTCCTCTTTGCGGCGAGTCGTGCTTGGGCGGTGTTGCGTGCCGCATCCTTTGCACGTTTCTCTTCTGCTGTGTTCTTTCGCGCCATTGGTCCGCTCCGCTCACTGGTCTTTCCCTTCCTCCGCCGCTCGCTTCACGATGTCCTCGACAGAGGTCGGCTCGTTCTTCTTCGGCGCAAGGCCGAGCGTGATCAGTCGACGAGCCTTGCTCACCAACGCCTCGGCGATGGCGACCTTGACCTTGATCAGGTGAATCTCGCTTTCGACGAGCACCTTCCTGCCGATCTGCTTGCGCAGGTCGCTGAGGATGGTGTCCAGGATCCAAAGGCAGCGAGCTCGTTCCTCGGCTGCAGCTTTCTTGACGGCGCTCATCGGTAGTAGTTCATCACAGTCACCAAACCTCGGTTTGCGTTTCATCCCTGCCGGTCCTTCAGCTCAGGATGCTTGCTCGCCATGTGCCGCTGCACGTTGACGAAGGTGCGATTGCAGCATGGGCACACACCGTTGCCGATGCGCTTGTTCAGCTTGGTGATCGCGCCCTTCTTCGCCGTCAGCTGACGCTTGCTCGTGTTGAGTGCGGCGCGAGTCTTGGCGTGCGCTGCATACTCTGCATCGAGTTGCTTCTGCAGCTTCTTCGTCTGTGACTCGGATCCACCAGCCCAGGAGGCACCGCAGCATGGGCACCACAGTGTGGTGTCTACGCCCTCCCTCCAGGTGCGGCAGAACTTGCTGGTGATGGAGAAGTCTGACGCGCACCTCGTGCAGGTGAGCGTCGTCATGGTCTCGGTATTGGTCATGGTCCGAAGTCTCCGGCTGAGTGTCGCTTCACCACCTCGAGCAGTCGGAGGAACGCGAGCTCGAGTCGGTCGTGCTGCCGCTGCAGGTGGTGGAGACGGATCGACAGGAAGAACATGAACAGCGAGAGCGTGCCGACGAGGATGGTTGTGATCACGACTTCCAGCTCCTCATCTGTTGCTCAGCCGCAGCGCCATGCCGCTCCATGGCGAGCAGCAGCAGCTTCTGTAGGTTCCTTGAGTCCAGGTTGCCGATGGCTCGAGTCGGAGCTTCACCGAAGGCGAGGGCCTTCTCCTGCTTGTAGCTCCGCACGCCATCAGGAAAGATGTCTTCGGCGAACTGAATGCCGCTCGCGTTGTGCAGGTAGTGCAGGATCGAGAGTGCGCCGAGCATCTGGTTGTTCTGTGCGAGGTCGAAGGTCATTTCCAAATCTTCCTTTTCTTGATCAACGTGATGGTTGCCGGACTGACGCCATAGACCTTGGCCAACACTCGCTGGCTGAAGCCGGCCTTCACCAACAGGCGAATGAGTTTGACGTCCTTCTCCTTCAGCTTCGACCAAGGAGCCTTTTCGCCTCGAAGGTGTGGGTTGCGTGGCGGCTTCGAACCGCGACCCTTGCTCCACATGTCGGCGATGTTGTCGATCTTCGTTCCACCGCGAAGGTGCTGCGGGTTCACGCACGGCGGGTTGTCGCAGAGGTGCATGACCACTTCAGGGAGGAAGCCGTAGGCGTCGAAGAATGCCTTGCGCGGCGCTCGTCTTGTGCCACGCCACCTCCGCGTCAGCTGGCCATAGCCATCGGCGTCGAGCGCACCTTTCCAGAGGATGCACCTAGAGCGCATTGACCAACTCCTGGACGGTGACATGCCTCAAAGCCTGTTCGGCGTTGGCCTCCTTGGCAGACAGGGCTTTGTCGATCATCTTCTCAATCGTGTTCACGACCACCGGCACTTGCACGTTCACTGTCCCTTTCGAACCAATGCGATGACACCTTGCCTCCGCTTGCGCATTCACGCTGGGTGACCAATCCCTCCCCAAGAACAGAACGTCTTGGCAGCTGGTCAGGTTGAACCCCTCCGCCAGCTTCACCTGGCAGAGCATGATGCGCTTCTCCTTGCGGAAGAACGAGTCGAGGAGCAGCTGGCGGTCGAAGGTGTCCACTGAGCCGACGAGCAGCACGGCCAGCTCCTCATACTTCTTGGCGAGCCAGAGCAGCGGCACGTTGAAGCGGCTGAACACAACCACCTGTCGATTGGCGCCGGTGATCTCCTCGATCGCGTCGCAGAGCCACACCAGCTTGGGTGATGCGGGGAACACCAACGCTCCAGGCATGCCGTCGACTTTCTCTGCGTGCTTCACCAGGAACGCCGCGTGCTTCTGAAGATAGGTCTCAGGGATTCCACCGAGGAACCCCTGAGCAATTTGCTCGCAGCGCATAGCGGCCTCGACCGTCGACCGTGCTGCGGGCTGGAAGATGGTGGTGGTGCGGTTGGTGCACTCGCAGCTCACGATGTCCTTGGGCGCGAGTGGATCGTTCGGGTCGTCGACTTCGTAGCTGCCCTTCCCATCGCACTTCGGGCAGCCAGGCAAACCGCTGAGCATCAGCTTCGCCAGCTCGACAACCGCATACTCCTTCATCGCCTTGTAGACAGAGAGGTGTGCGTCCTCGAGCTCGATCAGCGGCTTGGTGTAGATCTTCGGCGGCAGATCAAGCACGTCTTCCTTCTTCCGAGCGACGCGCATCGTGTTGAGCACCGCGTTCAGCTCGGCAACGTTCTTCGTGCCGCGCACGATGTTGACCGGCCGCTTGCGACCGTTGAAGGTCGTCGGCACGATCACTAGGTATCGGTTGCGGAAATCGTGAACGCTTGTCCAACTTCCAGGTCTGACGAACTCGCACTGCGTGAACAGATCCTCGATCGTGTTGCGCACCGGAGTGCCAGACAGGGCGAGCCTGAACTTCGCTGCGCTGAACAGCTCGAACACCGCTTCGGTTCGCGCTGCGTCGTGGCTCTTGATGTAGTGCGACTCGTCGAGGATCACGGCCTGCTCGTCGCACCACGCCTGCAGCAACGCTCGCTGCGGCACCGGCAGCAACCGAAGGCTGTCGTAGTTGATGACGAGGACGGCTCGTTCCTGGCGGCGCTGGTCCAGGCAGTGCGCGACTGCCGCGAAGGTGTCGGCCCGTTCGGTTGGACTGCCGTCCACGACGAAACAGGGCAGCTTCTCTGGAGGAGCCAGGGTCACGGCCACCTCGGCTCGCCAGTTGAGCTTCACGCTCTTCGGGCAGACGACGACTAGGCGACGCATGCCGGTTCCCCACCACGCCCACAGTGCCGTGGCGGTCTTGCCCAGGCCCATGTCGTCGTTCAGGAGGGCTTGGTTGTGGTGCGCCTCAAGCGCCTTGACGGCTTGCCACTGGTGCAGCATGGCCACGCGGCTCGTGAGCGCCTCGCCTTCGAAAAGGGCAATGGCGACCCGCTCCTCCCGACCCAGCGCCCGCTCCGCCTCCGTCAGGGTCGCCACACAGGCCTGCAGCTGCTCCCTGTCGGAGGGGTGGCACTGCACCGTCCAGGTCGACCGCAGCAGAGGCGCCACGGTGTGGGGCCACAGGCGAGCCCGGTAGAGGGAGCAGGCCGAGCCGTCGGCCAGCTTCGCCCAGCCAGGCAGCCGCTTCCAGCCCGGCCACCCGCTGACCGTGCGGTGCACCGCGTCGAGGCCCTTCGCCTGCCCGCCCCTCAAGTCGATCAGCTGACCTTTGAGGTCAGCTACGATCGTCACTTCAACGCGCTCGGTCATGCTTGGATCCAGGCTCGCGCAGGGCTCAGTGCAACCGCACCAAGGTCAGCTCGCAAGCTGCGCGGAACTCAACACGAGCGTTGGGAAACTGTCAAGGCTCGACAAAAAGAAAAGCCTCGCACTTCGAATGCGAGGCTTCTCGATGAAGCGTTCAACCGACTCCAATTGGGTGGCTTCTATCCTGGTTGTTCTCCCAGTCGGCCGGGGGCAAGATCGGCTAGCCACACGCCGCTTGCGTCCTTGTAGTTTGCGCGGGACCAGATCCTAGCACGCGCGAGACCGGGTATTGGCCGGTGATTCGCACGCAGGGGACACCAGATCGCGCCCAGAGGTGGCAAAGGAGACGCGCGAAGTCTAGCGCCGCGTTGGGAAAAAAACAGCCCGTGAAGGCCAGTCCCAGTTGGTCAAAGGGACTACTTCACGGGCTGCGAACGGCTCGCCAACACAGCGAGCAATTCTACGACTCGGCTACCGCGCAACCTCAGAAAGAACGAAGACGGTTGCACAGCGTTTTCGAGTCTTCACCTCAGAACATACCTTCGTCTCAGTCTCGTTCCGCGTTGCAACCCGCCAAGGTCGCAGAGCGCGGGGTGTTCGTTTTCCTGTCGTAACGATCGTTACGACTCGCGTTCGCGCTCGACTCGCGCTCGAGCCTCGGCGAATCGCGCCTCGGCTTGCTCGCGTGTCATGCGATGGCCAAGCGCCGCGTAGATCGACTCCATCGCCTGCAGTTCTTCGTTGCTCAGGTCTTTGGTTTCGAGCTCCAGGCACGCGCGACAGTAGCGCCCGTGCACCGCGGGAGCACCGCATTGGCAGGTGTCGTTCATAGTCACCTCCCCCTGCCGTGCTTCCACGGCTCAGAGTCAGGGCGACACCATGGACATATTCCGATTCTGTGTCCGTTGCAAACGATCGAGTCACCAGAACCGCGTGGGTAGCGCGTGCCACAAGTGACGCATTCCCATTGCTCAGCTCCACGGTAGTCCGTGTGCGCCAGCAACAACTGGCCACGGTAGCGAAGCGGCTGTTCACTCACTCGCTCACCGCCTTGACCAGCGCATCGCGCCAGTCGGTAACCTTGGTTGCTAGTTGAGTCAGAGCCTTCGCCGCGCTCGCGTCGCCACTACTCGCGTCGATTGCGTAGCTCGCGAGCCGTTGCGCTGCGGTGAGTAGAACCCAGCTGAACGATGCACCATCAACGCCAGGCAGACCGTTGGCGAGGATCAGCGCAACATCACTGAGCCGTTGCTTCGGCGTTTTGCTCAAGGCATCACCTTGTAGCCTTCGTCGGCGAAGGAAAAGAAGCGTTCACTGCCCAGGACCAGATGGTCCAGCAACTCGATGCCCAGCAACGTGCCCGCGTCGCGGAGCCTTTCCGTTAGCCGCTTGTCCTCAGCAGACGGGCACGGGTCACCTGACGGATGGTTGTGCACGACGATCAGAGCGGTCGCGTGGAGCATCAAGGCAGGGCCAAACACCTCGCGCGGGTGCACCAGCGAGACGTCAGCGGTGCCGATGCTGACCACGTGCACGCCGATCGCGCGGTGTCTCGTGTCCAGATAGATGGCCAGGAAGTGTTCGCGTGGATCGTCACCGATCACGGCTCGCGCCAAGCCTGCCGCCTGCTCGTCGCCACTCATTGTCAGCAGACCGTCGAATCGCGCCGGTGCACCCTCGCGCACCAGCGAGACGCGGACTTGTCGCCAAGTGTGGCGGATCATGGCTACACCAGCGACATGGCAAGCTTGAGAGTCTTAGACTTCGCTACGTGCGAGACACCGAAGAGGTTCGAGTGGACGCGCGCATCGCTTGTGGCGACATCTTCGAAGCGGCCACGTTCGTGGTCGTGCCATTCGGTGACCGCATTGAAGGCGGCCCACACACTGCCAGCGATGGCGGGGGTGCGGTCGCATTCCAGCTTGTAGATATCGGCCCAACGGTGCTGCGTCTCGACACGCTTGCTGTTCCACTTCTCCGTTGCTTCCACGTCGTCAGCTGACGGAGCGGCGAACGTCGCGCGGAACGCACGGTCAAGGAATGAGGCGATGGCGGCCGACCCTGGCCGTTGGTTCACCATGGCGCGGATCTGTTCGTCCAACCGTTCGAGTTCCTTGTGAGCGAACCCGAGGACCAGTCGAGCCGTGGCCAGCTTGCCCTTGAGGTCGCCAGTGTGCACGAACCGTGCACCCTGACTGAGCGACTGCTCGGACATGCGGAGCGTGTTGTTGCAGACGATGCGCACCGTGGTCGGGTAGGCGGCGAAGGCGGCCGTCCCGCCGTGGCCATTCGTTATGGCGATGTAGGTCGCCAGCTTGTCGCCGACCGCGGCCTGTAGGTCGCCAGGGAGGCGGATCAGCGCGAACACCTTGCGGCAGTCGAACAGCGAGCCGACCGTCTCGCACGTCGCCGCACGGTCCTCGCCGAGCAGAGCATCGGCAAACTCGGCTAGCTCCAGGTTCTCGACTGGTTTCCAGTCTGAGGACACCATGCCGAGCCGTTGGTTCGTGCCCTTGCGGAAGTGTGCACGGTGGTCGGGGAGGGGAATGGATTCGACCCCCTCCGCTGTGAGCCGTTCGGCGTGCACGGTCAATAGCTCGGTTTCCCAGTCGAGCCCGGTCAGTTTCATCGCATCAACGGTGCTGATGCCTTCGGGAATCTCGACGCCCAGGCCGTGCCACGCACGTTTGCCCTGAGCCCTCACTTCGCCGAAACGGTCTGTTGAGCGGATTTCGTGTGCCATGTTCTTTCCTTGGCCAGTGTTGGTGGCCGTTCGAGAGTGTTGAGGCGTCTAGCGGTGAAAGTAGAGCGTTGCAACGCTCAGCAACGTGCCAAGCGCGCAACCAACGAAGAGTAGCATGCGAAGGCGGCGACGGGAAGTCACTTGAGGACCACGCACTTGGTTTCAACGCGGCGCATGGTGTTGCGCAAGGTGCTGCCGATCGCCCACCACCACACGAAGTGAGCGGCAATGCCGATCGGAAACATGATGGCGAAGGCAACAACGGTAGCGATGTAGTGCATGGCCAAGTCTACAACGGTTGAATGAGGCCGGCAGCGCGGTCAGCGGTGAGCGTTGCTGCGCGCCAGTAGATTGCCGCATGGTATCGGCAGAGCCCGTTGTGGGAATCGCCAACGACGTAGGCGACGCGACGACGGCAGCGCGACCGGCAAGCGTTGGCATCGTCTTTGTGTTGACACTGTGTGTAGCGGTCAAAGTCGACTAGCCGCAGTGTGTCGCCAGGTAGAATGTGCGGAACGTAGCTAGCCATGGCGCCGCCTTTACAGTGTTGTGGTGCGCGCGTCAAGTGTGTGGTGTCCGCATGCCCTGAGGACAGAATTACAGGCAGTGTCCGCAATGTGCGTCAGAGGACAGTTGAGATACTGGCCGGTATCTTACGGCGACCAAGATTGCGGCCTAATCTGCCACTCAAGCAAGAATAGATTCCTGACGTTGCAGCGTAACAGTCATAAGTGATTATGCATTCAATCATTGCGAGTTTGCGAGGTCCGATCGTCCGCGGCGCGGCCCCGCGGCCAGGAAGTGCAAAGTCCGCTCTCGCGTAATGTCCTCACGGAAAACACGAGCGCACCAGAAAAAATCCTGCAAAAATTGCCGAGAAAAACCTACAGCACAGAAGCAGATATAGAGGAGAGGCAATAGATATGATCTTCTCTCTCTCTCTCTCTCTCGTAGAGAGCCCTACAAAAAGCTCCTCACTACAAGAAGTAAGTGAACCCCGGCGACTCTCCAACTGGCCGTGACGTTTTCTGCTTGGCAGGCCGCTTGACGAAGCTACTTCGGTAAGGTATACACGAGGCCATGGCAAAGACGATTGGCGTGCACGAGATGGCGTTCGAGTCGTTCCAGCGGCTGATGGAGAACATGCACGTCCGGCAGCAGGCCTACGCCTTCCCGACGTGGAAGCTGTCAGCTGGGCGCGTGCTCGAGTTCCTGGTGTGGTATTTCGAGGAGTCGAGTCAGCAGGGATGCGAGAAGTGCTCGCCACTCGCGATGAAGTTCCAGCCCGTTGTTGGCATCGGTGGAAGGCCGAAGCTGGACGAGCTCGGTCGCAAGGACGTGCTCAACGATCCAAGGGTGTGGCCGTTCAAGTATTCGTTGGCCTGCAAGATGATCTTGAGCGAGAAGGGCGCTGGATACACCCCAACGCACTCCGAAGTGCTCGACTTCATGCGCGAGAACCCAGACATCGGCATGCGCAAGCAGGGAGATGCGTGATGGGGAGGCCGGACTTCATGGCGCGGAGGAAGCGAAAGCTGAAGGAGCTGTTGGCGGCGATGGGTGCGCCACTTCCTTGGAGCGAGACCTGGGCGGAGTGGAGCAAGATCCACAGCGAAGAGCTGGTCCGTGCCCACAACGAGGCCGAGGAATACGCAAGGACGGCAGCTGCGACGAGAAAGCCAAAACCGAAGCTGCCGCCGCTGCCGTTCGACGACGGCGATAGCCTTGGTAGCAACAAATGAGGTTGCAACCGACAACGCCACCCGCTACGAGTGGCAACCATGAGTGAAACGCAAGCCCTCTCGACCCCCACCGACGCCACACCAACTCCGAAAGGCAAGCGCGCGAAGAAGCAGCGGCGCTACCGGCTGTTCCCTGGCGACGATGGTGGCGACTTCAGGATCTACGTCATCAGCGAAGACCCGGCGCACGCGAAGGGGACGCTGATCCCGGCGCCCGGTGTCGGCGGATTCGACTCCACGCACGCGGCGCAGAAGTTCCTGCGCGCGGAAGGCCATCGGTTCGTCGGCCTGCAGCTGATGATCAGCAAGGCCGTGCACATGGCGCGCATCGCGCTCGAGGAGAAGCCGCAGGTCAAGGTCGAGTGGAAGCCGCGCGCGCAGGTCAGCGGGCCTCCCAAGGAGTAGCCGGTGAAGCCGTGAGCCATGCTGTTCGTCGACAGAGTTCGAGCTGAGCTTTACGCGAAGCAGGGAAGCTTGAACGCTTCCCGCGACCTGTGGCGACGCATCAAGTTGATGTTCGAGCCCGATCGAGTTCAGAGGTTCATGGCCTTCGTGGAGCGCAGACCGTTCCAATGTTGGCCGTGGACCGGAGCACTCGACACCGGCGGCTACGGAGTCTTCACCGAGCAGATCGGCGGTCGCAACGTGATGCTCAGATCTCATCGCTTCATGTTCGAGCTAGTATTCGGACCTCTCGAACCAGGACAGCTAGTGCTCCACTCCTGCGACAATCCGCCTTGCGTGAACCCGATGCACATTCGCGCCGGCACTCACAAGGACAACGAGCGCGACAAGATCCTTCGAGGTCGTCGCCGTGTCAGCTAAGAAGATCGACACCCAACTGCTTGATCCAAAATCGAAGGACAAACTCGAGCAAGCGGCGGCCGCGGTCGGCCTCTCGTTCCAGCAGCTGGTCGAGCTCGTCTCTGACAGCGGCGCGCTCGCCTCTCCGCCAGCCAAGGACAAGGATGGGTTCACGCCGACGATCACCATGCGTGACCTCGGCCGGCGGATGTGGACCGAGCTCCAGATCACGCAGCGGCCGGAGCGAGCGAAGTGGTTCACGACGCTGCTACGGCCGCAACAGGTCGCGCTGATCGTCACGCTGCGCGAGCAGGGCTACCGCAGCGAGGTCATCGGCCACGAGCTGCAGATGGACCCGCTCGAGGTGGCTCGCCTGTTCAACGAGCACGCCGACAACATCGGCGCGCAGGTCAGCCAGATCCGGCTCAACACCCTCGCCGGTCACATCCAACTCGCCTACGAGCGCGCGCAGGAAGGGCTGATCAAGCAGGAGGAGTGGGCCGCCTACTTCAGGGTGACCAAGGAGATGGTCGGCCTGCTCCAGTCGCTAGGCATCGTCGACAGCGCGGTGCGCCGAGTCGAGGTGACGCACAACGTCAACTTCGGCGAGCAGCAGAAGGCCGAGGTCGAGGCGATGGTGCAGCTCGAGCTGAAGAAGAAGAAGCGCATCGAAGAGATCAAGCAGGCCGACTTCGTGATGATCGATACCGTCAAGGGCCTGAAGCTCGAAGGCGAAGGAGAGACCAAGTGAACGTCATCGCGCACAAGACCAAGTTCCTCGGCATCGGCGTTCCTCCGCGAGCCACCCAGTGCCCGAAGTGCGGTAACGTCATTGCCCCTGAGTCGACGTGCTTCTTCGACGACGCGCAGTGGATGCGCACAGCGACGTTCTTCTGCTCGGAGCAGTGCCTGCAGGAAGGCTACAAGCTCGAAGACAAGACGCACCACGGCGCTGCTCACATGATCAAGTGGTGATGGAAGAGTCGACCCTAACGCTGGAGCAGCTTCGCACCGAGCGGTTGAGCCGGGAGCGCGACTACTACACCTCGGACGAGGGCTTCCTCGACTTCGTGCGCGACAGCGGTGCAGCGCCAGATGCTGAGTGGCAGCCGCATGGTCGCTACGCGCAGTCGCTCGTCACCTGGCAGGGCGACCCGGACCCGGACAACCCGGAGATCACCAACTTCCGATCGAAGATGGCGCTCTGGCCGCGCGGCTCCTTCAAGAGCCAGGTGTTCACGATCGGCCAGGCGGCGTGGCTGATCGCGCGTGACCCGAACATCCGCATCCTGATCTGCTCGGAGACCGCGCGTCAGGCGCAGAAGTTCGCCGCCGAAGTGATGAAGATCGTGGACAGCCAGTGGTTCCGCGATCGGTTCGGCGTGCACCGCGGCGACAAGTGGAAGGAGGCGTCCGGCGTCTTCTACTCGGCGCTGCGCACGCGGCAGGGCATCAAGGATCCGACGCTGGCCTCGTCGGGCGTCGGCGAAGTGCAGACCGGCGCGCACTGGGACGTTGTTCTCATGGACGACGTTTGTTCGCAGGAGAACACCAAGACGCCGGAGTCGATCGACTCACTGTGGTCGTGGTTCTCCGAGGTGCAGTCGCAGCTCGACCCCGGCACCAAGCTCTTCGTCATCGGCACGCTCCACCACTACAACGACATCTACTGTCGCATCATCAAGGATCCGGCGATCGCCGCGACCTTCGAGATCAGCAAGCACGCATGGTGCGAGCCGCTGGTGGATCCGCGAGGCAAGGAGCCGACGACGCTCTTCTTCCCGAAGAGGCTCACGCGCGCGTTCATCGCTGACCGCAAGGTGAAGCAGGTGCCGCGCCTGTTCGCGTGCTTCTACGAGAACAAGCCGCAGACCGGCGACGACCAGATCTTCCACGAGGACTACTTCCACGTCATCCGCGACCAGGACGTGCCCGGCTCTGTGTGGACCTACGTGCTCACGGACTTCGCGTTCACCGCTGACGAGAAGAAGTCGAAGTCAAAGTCGGACCGCTGCTGCTTCTGGGTCGTGAGCCTCGACTGCAACCGCACCGCCTACGTGCGTGATCTCTACATCGGTCGCTGGCGGCCTTCGGATTCCTGTCGGATCGTGTGTGACCTGTGGACCAGGTTCCAGCCGCTCAACGTGAAGGGCGTCGGCGTCGAGAAGACGACGCACAAGGAACTCCTCATGTCGCTGTTCGAGGAGGTGCGTCGACAGACCTTCATCCGGCCGCGCTTCATCGAGATCGCTGGGCGCAACCAGGAGATCAAGGACATCAGGATCGAGTCGATCGAGCCGCGCTTCCGCGGTGGCAACATCTACTTCACCGAGTTCGTGCGTCAGCAGTTCGCCACCAAGTGGAAGCCGATGCTCGACGAGATGACCGAGTGGCCGTTCAGCGCGAACGACGACATCCCCGACGCGATCAGCGACCTCGACAAGGTGGATGACTCGGGAAAGTTCTACTTCCCTGGGCCACCTCCTGGGTGGACGCCGCTCGAGGTGAAGCGATTCACACCACCGACTGTCGACGGGCGCTATAACCCTGACGCCAAGTATCCAGCACGCGAGTTCACCAAGAACAAGGAGCACGATCTGTGGGGCAGCAAGAACAGCGATTCCGCACCGGGAAGCCTCTTCCGCGGAACCTCCAACCAGTCAAATCGCGACATCTTCGGCCCGCAGTAGAAGCTGGCCAGATGGTGCGCGAGCTGCTCATCAACGAGTTCGGCGAAGACGCTCCGTTCCTGCAGCAGGCTCAGGATGGCGTCGAGGTCTTCGTGCATCGCTGCATCGAACAACTCGGTGCCCCTGGTCCGGTCGGCAACGCGCTGCCGATCCAGCACGGCTCTGACTACCGAATGCCGGCGCGCAACGCTCAGCAGCTACGAATGGACAAGGCCGCCGACGAACGTCAGGTGAAGCGCGCGCCGGGCCGCGAAGCTGTCGTCAACGAGCACGTCACCGAGGAGGAGATGGACCGCCGCGGCGAGCTCGCGAGTCCGGTCGCTCCTCTGCCGAAGAAGCGCGAGCTCATCCTTCCAGCTTCAGTGGCTCCAGCGAAGAAGTCAGGCGACTGGGTGCTGTGAGCATCTACGAAACAGTCACGGTGCATTGCTTCGGCTGCGGCAAAGAGGTAGTCATCCCAGCAGGCCCACACAAGGCGGCGATACGCGATGGAAAACAGAGACCGATTTTCTGCTCCCGGCGGTGCAACCAAACCTTTGTTGCCAGGGAAGGGGCCAGATCTCAAGAAGGAGGTTCCGCGCCTCACCATCCTGCTCTCGGTTCCGGCTGAGAAGGTCGATCTCCTCGACACGGCTGTGACCTGGATCGAGAAGAACACTCCGCTCAAGCACAGGCTGGTCGTCGCCCTGATCGGCGCGTTGAGTGAAGAGCAAGTCGGCTGGGTCACGTCGCTGATGTCCGCGATGCGTGGCGCCGATTGGGTGCTGATGCAGTCAGCAGAAGGCGTGAACCAGGCGATCGACCGCGACCTTGCCAACGCCACTACCGACTACATCCTCAGCATCCCGGTCGATTGCCTGCTCACCGACCCGGAGTGGTTCGGCAAGATGCAGATGCCGTTCACCAAGGACTCCAGCTGCGGGATGTCCTTCGCGTTCGACGACATGGCCGGAAACACGCGGCCACCGCATCGCTGGGATCCTCGTCAGGACGTTCCCGGTCGCGTCTTCATGGTGCAGCGGTCGTTCGTAGCTTCGGCTCTTGGTCAGATCAAGTTCGGCTTGGCCGAGGACGACTACAGCAGCCCGCTGCAGCATGCGCTTCGCGGTCTCGGCCTGTGCTCGTGGGCCATCCCTTCCGTCAGGCTCACGCTGCTCAAGACGGCCAAGTGAACCGTGTGGTCGGTAGGTCAGGACCTCCGCGCGTCGCGATCGCTGACGACGCCGGCCTGATCTACAGCGACGACTGGCGCATGGGTTGGTTGGCCGGCTTCAAGAGCATTGGCTGTGAAGTGCTGGTGACAGATGTATCGTCGCTGCGCCGCGGCGGAGGCGGTCACCTCAGCACGCGCGGCGGCACGATGTCGCGAGGGATGGCCGAGAACATCATCGCGTGGCGTCCCGACCTGCTCTGGTGCCACCACGGACGCGCGGCCGGCAACGAGTCGTTCTTGTCGCAGTTCAAGCGCCGCGGCATACCGACCGCGGTTTACCTCTGCGACGAGCCCTATGAGACTGGCGAGACCGCGCGCTACAGCCCGCGATTCGATTTCGTGTTCACCATGGATCCGCTCACGGTGAAGGCGCACGCGGAGTCGCGATCACAGACGCAGAGGCGCGGAGTCTTCTACTTGCCGCCGTGCGTCGATACAGACCTGTTCACGCTGCGTGACTACTCGAGCAGGACGGTGCCAGCCTTCTTCCTCGGCAACCCGATGCTGAAGCCGCGGGAGCCATACCTGCGCGCAGTTGAGAAGCTGGTGAGTGGTGCGGAGATTCGCTACTGGCCGAGACCGAGAGCTGGCCGGCACTCGATCGTTGCCAAGGGCAACCCCGATTGGATCCCATGGAACCAGCACCCGAGCTACTACTCCAACTGCGTCGTCGGCCTCAACGTGCACAGGAGCCCTGGCATCACGAGAGAGTGTTTCCGCAATCGTGTCGAGCGGCGGCCGGCGACCATGACCCTTCCGACAGGCCTGCAGCTGTGCAAGGAGATGCCGCCGGAGGATGGCACCGGCTTCTGGAACGATGCGAATCTTCCAGCGGCGCACGTCAACCCGAGGTTCTTCGAGATGGCCGCGTGTGGGACTCTGGTCGTTAGCGATGACTCGAGGTCAGAGCTTCGACGCATGTTCCCGATGGCACCGCGCGCGAGTGGCGTCGATCACTTCGTGTCGCTGGTTCTCTACTACCTTGAACACCAAGATGAAGCCGAGGAGATTGGGCACGCATGTTCCAACCAGATTGGCAGGCGGCACACCTACCGGCACCGCGTGGCCGAAGTCCTGGCGCGAACTGGCTTGATGGATCTGCTGCCGGCAGAAAAGTCTTCCTGCTTGGGGGAGCTGGGGGGTTGGCTGAGTCCGCAGGCTTTGCCGCCGCAAGAGGTGAGCTCTCCATCGGCACCAACTGGACCCTCCGAGTTGTGGTCCCCAGCATCTGGCTTGTCGTGGACGCGGGGGTCTGGAAGTGCGAAGGATCTCAGCTCGCTCGATGTCCCGACTCCATGGTTGTAGTTGCTGGCGCGAACATCTTCGGTGGAGGAGTCTTCAGCACAGCGCATGCGCGACGCATGAAGATGGTTGGGCAGGGCCAGCGCGCGATCACCGAGATCAAGATCAAGTCGCTCGGCGGAGCGAGGCGCACCAAGACCGGGCAGATCGAGTTTGCCATGGCTCCGCCGTTCATGCCGGCGTCGGTCTCTGAGCATTTCCATCCAGGCGCCAACAGCCTGTGCTTCGCCATTCAGTTGGCGCACCTCATGGGTTGCGACCCGATCTACGCGGTCGGCTTCACCCTACAGAACGGCGTTGGCTACCACTTCGGGCACACCAACCCGGTGACGAAGCGCACAACGTTCTACGAGCAGAAACGCGCCTTGGCATGGTGCGAGTGGCACAGCAAGACCTTCCCTGGTAGGGTTCGCCTCGACCCTGGCTTCAGCGGTCCGATCTACGACATCTTCCCCAAGGCGAACTTCGATGAGACCAAAGAACCCGCCGGATCACATGCTGCCGACGCTGGCCGATGCGAACCAGAGCCGGCTCACGCCGATGCCGCTCAAGTCGAGCCAGTTCGACTTCATCGACCCGAATCGTGAGACCGCGGAGGAGGAGACCGCAGAAGGTGATGAGCGCGGTGAGGGGACCAGCCCGTTGGCGCCGCTAGAGGGGATCAACCCGTTCACGCGGATGGCGCACAACCCGGCGACTAGCGAGAAGCAGGCACGGTTCATGCGCGGCTGCGAGCACAGTCCTGGCTCGATGAGCAAGCCGTGTCCAAGCAAGTCGGTGGCGAAAGAGTTCAATCACACCGCGAGCTGACCCATGACCGTCGCTTCCGACAGGCTGCAGATCGGCAACGGCACGAACCCGCCGATGACGCGGGTCAATTCCTACGCCACACCCAATCGCGGCATGGGAGTCGCGACCAAGCGCAAGGGGACCGATCCAGTCTTCGGCGCGCACTCACTGGTCGAGACCTACCAGGACAACCGGAACGTCGAGAAGGTCAGCAAGCTCTACAACGAGATGGTCGGGTTCCCCAACCTGGCCGATGATCCGTTCGTGTTGGAGCAGGCGAAGGCCGCCGTGCTGGCGTCGCTGAAAGATGTCTTCGCGACGATGCAGTATCTGCGGAACAAGTGGCTGATCCTCTACCGCCTCTACCGCGGCGAGACGATCAACCAGTTCAACTACGGTCGCATGCAGCTGCACTCGCCGACGCCGTTCAAGCTCGTCGAGTCGATCCACCCAAGGATCATGCGAACGGTGTTCGGCAGCGATCAGTGGTTCAAGCTCTACGGCGTCGACAACGAGCATGACGTTCCTGCCGCGGCGCAGGAGATGCTCAGCTACGACCAGCTTCGCGTCTGCAACTACAAGCAGAAGGCTTCGAGGTTCATTCGCGATGGTCTGATCTACGGCACCGCGATCCAGAAGACCTACTGGAAGCAGGAGATTGGCGAGCGTTCCTACCGCGTTGCTCGACGCATCCCGGACCCGAAGATCCCAGGCGCTTCTCGAGTAGACATGGAAGCGGTGACGAGGAAGGAGCTGTTGTTCGACGGCAACGACGTGCTGCCGATCAGCATCTTCGACTTCCAGGCTTCTCCGTGCGCGTCTTCGATCGACGAAGCGGAGTGGTGCCTCGACCGATCCATGTGGCCCGACTTCCGCGTGAAGCAGATGGTCGAGATGGGGCACTGGATCGGCCTCGAGGGTTTGGCCGGTTACGGCGGCAGCAACGACTTCAGCTACGAGGATCCGTTCAAGCAGCGCAAGGCCTACGCCTACGGCGTCTACGACAACCGCAACGGCGCGCAGGCTCCCCACATCCCGCACTACGAGTGCGTGGATTGGTGGGGCCCGCTGGTGATCAAGGACGAGAGCGGCTCCTACACCACCCGCATCTGCAACGTGGTGATGCTGGACCCGAACGGTCTGGCGCTGATCCCGCGCGTGACTCAGAACCCCTACTGGCACGGCAAGAAGCCGTATCAGGTGTGGCGACCGATCGAGCTCGAGGGCGAACTCTTCGGCATGGGCGTGATCGAGCCGATCGCCAGGCTCTCCGTGGAGAAGGACACGAAGCGTCAGCTGTTGATGGCGGCGACGCAGCTCGAAGGCAACCCGATGATGGTTGTCTCCGATCAGGCTAACATCGCTCCAGGTCAGCTGCTGGCTCAGCCCGGCCTGATCATCCGTGTGCCAGGCAACCCGAACGAAGCGGTGATGCCGGTGCAGTTCAATCAGGTGAGCGACACCGTGCTGCGCGCTGAGAACGTGCTCGAGGTCGAGATGCGTGAGGTCACTGGCGTCACCGCGCCAGTCCTTGGCGCGACCGATCCACTCGGCGGCTCAGGCAAGACTGCGACGCAGAGCAACAACGACCTCAACGAGGCGAACATGCGCCTCAGTGGTCCGATCAACAACTACGACACGGAAGTCACCGTGCCGATGTTGGACATGATCGTCTGGAACAACATGCAGTTCATGTCCATGCCGAGGGTGATCCGGCAGATCGGACCGATGGGGATCAGCTACCGCGACCGTTTCATGGTGCGGCCCGAGGACATCCTCGGTCGCTTCATCTGCCAACCTCTCTCCGGCTTCCGGTTGCTGACGAAGCAGACGCAGGTGCAGCAGCTCGTCAACCTGCTCGATCGCGCGCCGGTGATCAACCAGCAGTATGGTCCGAAGGCCGTCAACATGCCGAGGCTGTTCGGCTACATCTTGGAGAACGGCTTCGACATGAGGAACGTGGATGAGTTCATCCAACGCTCCCCGGACGAGACTCACCTGCTCACCGCTCTCGAGGAGCACGAGCTCTGGTATCACGGCAACGTTCCGCCGCGCCGCGCCGACGACAACGATCTTCGCCACTGGCTGGCGCACAGCGAAGAACTCAAGTCGGAACGCTTCCAGGCTCTCGAGGAGTCGGATCCGCCGACCGCTGCGATGGCAAGAGCGCACATCGCTGACCACATGCGGAAGCTGGCGCGACTCGCCGAGCTGCAGGAGCAGATGATGATGATGATGCAGCAGCAGGCGACGCTGCAGAACTTGGTCGGCGCCACAGTGGACGCTGGCGGTGGCATGACCGAAGAACTCGGCAGCGACAACGGCGTGGCGCCAGAAGGCGCCGCCACTCCAGATCAGCAACCCACGAGTCCCAAGATCAGGCGCAACGAGAACGAGCGGCAAGGGCCGTCGGCTGACGTGAAGAGCCCGGCCATGGCCGGTGCGCCCAACCCAGGCGCCATGTGACGCAACTCGACTTCTCAGCTCCTCCGCCAGACGACATCGCCTTCCGCGACGTGCGGAAGGACGAGATCGAGCAGCTGGAGGCGGCCGACAAGCGGATCGCCACCCTGCAGGCCGCGATCACCATGGCTGATGGCGTGCTGCAGATGGCTTCCGGCGCTGGGTTCCAGCTGTTCGTTCAGGCGCTCCGCGACATGCGCCAAAGTCGCATGAAGGAGCTGTTTGGGGCCAAGAACGACCGTGAAGCCAACATCCTCACCGGCAGGTGTCTCGAGCTCGAGGCCGTGATCAACGTGGTCGATCGGACCAAGAGCACACGGCAGACTCTTGCGGAAGCTCTCGCCGGAGCGCAGGATGCCAGGAAGCAACTTGAGCGGCGGATTCCGCCGCCGCCAATCCCAAGAGAACCAAGGAATCCAGCATGAGTGGCCACGCAACAAACGAAGGCGTCGGTGCGGCACAGTCCAAGACCGGCGACATGGCGACCCCGCTCAACCGCGGCATGGGGCTCAGCGCCACCATGGGCGCGATGGGCAGCAAGACGCGGAGCCCGCACAACGCTGCGGGTGGTCCCGCCTACGACTACCAGGATGTCGACGGAGCGAGCGCAGACGAGCACCTCGTCGGTTACGAGACCGGCAACGGTGGCTCGAGCGACACGCCCGCTGGCACCCACGGCTAGAAGCGCAAGTCCAGTTCGCCGCATCACGCGGACAAAAACTAATGCGGTCCCGGTTCTCCCGATGGGTCATTCGGGAGACCACTGATGCTCGGAGTCGTGACCGAGGCTTTGGCACTGAAGCTGCGGGAGTCGTGCGCCGCGAAGTTCGATGACAACAAACCAACCCAGTCAATTCTCAGCACGCTCCGACCAGGCGGCACTCGCTCTGAAGGCAGGCATGAAGGATCGCCACGGCAATCCACTGCAGCCCAGGAGTGTGCCGGTCGATGCTGATGGTCAGCCGGCTCGTCCACTGCCCCCGGAAGGTTCCTACGCACGTCAGCAGATTGAGGCACAACGCGCTGCAGCCGCGGCGCGCATGAATCCTCAACAGCCCGTGCCGACCCAGCCGGCAGCGCAGAACGGACAGCCACAAGGGCAACCACCCCAGCAGCCGAACGCAGAGCCGCCAGCTCAGGACGCTTCTCCGAACGCCCAACGACGCTTCAGTGAACTGACCGCGACTCTGCGACAGCGAGAGCAAGCCCTGCAGCAAGCAGAGGCGAGAAGCCGACAACTCGAAGAGTCCCACGCCCAGCTGCAGGCTCGCCTGCAGTCGGTCGAGGAGGGCTACAAGAAGGTGATCGGACAGAACCTGGAATCGCTCGATCCTGAAACGCGAGCTGCAGTGATGCAGGACGCGCGCATGACCGAGTTGGTTGCCGGGATCGAGTCTCGCCTCCTGCAGCGGATCGACCCGATGCTGAAGTCAGTGCGAGACCGTGCCGCGCAGGACGATCTCTCGCGACTGGCTACGAAGTATCCGGGGTTCCGCCTGGACACGCATCTTGAGCTGATCGAGATCTTCCGCGAGAAGAACCCAAACTGCAGCATCGAACAAGCGTTCCGCGCCGTCGCGGAACCGGAGGAGCTCGCCCTGAACCAGGACCGTGCGCCCGCGATTCCACCCATCGCGATGCCGTCTCCTGGCAATGCAGCTCCGAGGTATGTCCCGCAGCCTGATCCGAAGCAGCTGACTCCCGAACAGGAAGTCGAGCTCGACAGGCAGCGTGCGTTCAAGCTTGCTCGCAGCACTGACACTCTCGATCGGCGTGATGCCGGCCGGGCAATGGATCAGCTGCTGAGGAGCAAGCTCGCCGCGAGACTTCCGAAGGGGCCGCCGAGCTATCAGCGGTAGCGCGCTGGGTTGAGTCGCGGTCAACCACGACCGCAGATCCAACCCAAATGACCTCTTTCATCGGTGACACTTCGATTCTGTCCACGTTCGACATCGAGCGTGGCAACCGTGAGGATCTCCTCGAGATCATCACGAACATCTCGCCCATGGACACGCTCATGCTGTCTGGGCTCGAGAAGGTTCCCGCCTCCAACACCACGCACGAGTGGCTGGTGGACATCCTCGCCGACTTCGGCGACCCGGACGTTGGCAATGCCGACGTGCAGGCCGTCGCGGAAGGTTCGGACGCGACCTTCGAACCGCTTGTCCCGCGCAAGCGCCTGTGCAATCTGACGCACATCATCCGCCGGACCTTCGATGTGTCCGACACCCAGCGTGACGTGAACACCGCGGGCATCCGCGACGAATACGTCTACCAGCTGCGCAAGGCGTCGATGGAGCTCGCTCGCTTCATCGAGTTCGCGCTCGTGCACTCGATCCGTCAGTTCCAGACGGCTCAGGGCAACAGCGTCGGCGTGCTGCCGCGCAAGATGGACGGCTTCTACGCCTTCGCGTCCGC